ACCTGACAGTTACCACCACGGTAGTGATACACTTGTAAGTTATCATATCTTGGTTCAAGGATAGCAGCTATACGTTCTTCCTTAGAACCTTGATGCCTGTTTGGTCTATGCTCGTCAATCTTAAGAGCAAGGCCATTAGGTTTGATGTAGTTATCTTTTAATTCAGATACGATAGCTGACTGAGCAGCTGTACATTCAGCCCGTAGTTTCCTGAAGTCCCAACGATTAAGGAGATCAAGGATGTGACGGAAGTACTCAGAAATCTTATCAGTCTTAAAACGGTCAATGTCTAAAACATATACGTTATTCTCAGAGTCCACTCCAATGACGACAATGGCTGTGTAGTCGGCACGTTTACTTACACTGTAAGCAAAGTCCACAGCTGCACTAACATTTAACTTACGTCCCTTATAGTGCCACTGCCCACCTTCACGAGTCATATGTTTACGATCATAGTACTGAAACTTTTCGTAAGCAATAGGTTGACTGTCAGGGTCCGTAGGATCGTTGTAGTACTGTGCTCTAAACTGAACACGGTCAAGGTACTGTCCACGTTTCTTAGCTAAGATTTTAATATCGAAGCCAAAGAACTTACCGTCTTTCCGTAACTGACGAGGCCATAGGAAGTCACCTGTACCATCTCCGTTGTCTTCTACTGCTCGTTCCATAACTTCGTAGATAGACTCTTTACCTACTATCTCATTCTTATCTGAGTAGATGTCTTCTTCCATACTCATCAAATCAGAGTACAAATCTTTAGGATGATACCTTGTACCTACTACCCACTCTCTAGCTTCACTACCTTCAATGGATGAAAGCAAAGAGTATTGAGACTTAACTTTGTTACGGCCTTCTCCAGTGTAAGCATTTTCAAAAACTACTACGTCATCGAGGACAGCAATATCGCAGTGCATCCCTGTAAGAGAAGTAGTAAGACCGCCAGTAAATATAGATGGGTCACGGATAGCTTCTTTCTTACGATCTGGGTGATCCAGTGCAATCTCAGATGTTGTCCACTTCTCTCGTTTACTCTCATCTTTGTTTAGATGTTCAGGCCAATACTTCTGATGTATGTCTGACTCAAAGATGTTCTTGATAAACGATAGCTGTTTCTGGGCTAAGTTAGATGTAGCTGAAATATACAGAACCCGCAGGGTAGGGTTTTTAGTTAGTTCCCAAGCAACCCGGTAAGCAACCATAGCTGACTTACCGTGGTCACGAGGAAACAGAAGAAGCTGATGGGTTTTAGCATCCTGCCTTGTCCACCATTTACATACGTCCTCATGACAGTTACCAAGTACACGTTGAGGAGCAACAAGCCTGATGAACGTAATCAAACTTGCTTCTGCCGCCTCTCTGATTTCAGTAATACTTGCCATTAGGGTTTAGTGGGCCATGTGATGTCGTGTGGAAAGCCAGATTGCTGTGGTACATCTAGTAACGCCTGACGGTATGTAGCCCACTCAGCTTGGGTAGCAGCACCAAGTGCAGCCCAGCGAAGTCCATTACCAGCAATAGCATCTACTTCTGTAAGGCGACCATCCCGATCAGCACGAACCTGCGCTGCTGCGGCTGCATCTAGCTCTGCCTGTGTTGGCGGAACGTATGCAGTGAAGTCATCACCGATCAAAGCCATGACTGCATTATTGTCAATGGTTGTATCTGTGTCATAATCAGTCAGCAGGTAGGGTATCCAGCCGTACTGTGGGTGGTTAATCTCTACGTCAATGATTGTGTTTTCTGCGTTCTTTGATGCCGCATTACGGACTTGTGTAATTGCAATGCTCATTATGAAACCCTTACAGCAACAGTTAAACAATTTCGGTCTGTCCTAAACTCTTCTCCCATAGCTCTCCATGTGCCACTAGGAGTACCGCTGGGGTACTGAGAGTAAACTTGGTCGCCATATTCGTGCCAACCTGAGTATGTTAGACCGCTACTATAAAGAGACCCAGCATTAAAACCGCCATAACGCACAAGAACAGCATAAGTCCCAACAGCACCAAGGTCTGTACTACCGCCAATAGCACTATCAAAGTTGTCATTACCACGGATTACACTAGCCATATCATTCCACCGTTACGTTAGGGATGGGCTGGATTGCTTTGAGTTCAGCAGGAGTAGTAGCTGCGTCAATGCTTGCCAGTGAGGGTGCATCACGCAAGGCTTGCTTGTCAGCAACAATCTGTGTTGTGTCAGCGCCTGTCTCTTGTGCCTTCATGTAGGCTGTGTCGAGTGCAGCCAGTGGCTCAATACGAGCCTGACGTATCTTGTCACGCCAGATGTTCTTGGCTGCTGCCATGTCTACAGAGATTACCCCAGTATCAGCATTAGCTTCCCAAGCACCACGGAATGTACGTTCTGCTGGTACTTCATAGTCTGCGGCGTCATAAGATGTTGCGCCTATCTTGATAAAAGTTTGTGTCATTGTGTTACTCCGTGGAAAGTGTGCGGGTCTTCAAAGATTACTCTGTACTGGCTCCTAGCGGAAGATGGCAACACTAAAATGACTTGCGTCATAAGTTACGCCATTAGATCCATAATTTCTAATAGGTAGAGCTGAAGCAGTTGGGCTACCATTCGATGGCGTTATAGGCATAGTGAAATTAGCCCCTGAATTTGAAAAGCCAGCGGTGTTAACAGAAGCGTAATTTGCATCAGATAATGCGCTAGTAAAATTTACCGTATAAATACCTGTTCCATTGTCAGTAATACTACTCACATTGCCATCCTCTCGAATAGCTACAGTACCCGTACCGTTAAAGTTTACCCAAGCCCGTGCAGGGTAAAGACCAGCACCACCTGTAGTCTGTAGGTTATCTACCTTGATTGTGCTCATGCTGCTAACCTCCACGCATTACGGAACTGTCTGTCAGACGGCACATCTGCTGTCTTAACAATCTTAAACATTGGTCTGTTGTACTCCACCGACCAGATGTGACGAGGGATGTCTTTCATGATGAGATACTCAATAGCTTCTTCTTCTGTGAGAGGGCCAATACGGGGTGCTGTCCACTGTGCTGCATGTTTCTCTGGGTCATGCTTGAAGGTGTCGTGGCGACCCTCAGCTATGGCTTGTTGCTCATCATCTTGCAAAGCCCAGTAGACGGATATGGGTGGCAGTAGCCCAGCCTTAGCTTCTTCAAGCCAGTTGTCACTAGGGACAAGCACCATTGCGGGTTGCTCTGGCTGCTCTGGGTCTTCAAATATTACTCTGTAATTGCTCATAGAGTTACCTGTATCCCCACATACGCATAGTCATATATATAGGGCGAGCCTGCGTTTGTATCGACGGTGAATACTCTAATACTAGATGTAGTCATACCAGAAGATGCGTTATAGACACCAACAGCACCAACGTCATTTGCGCCTGTAGAAGCAAATCCAGACGTACCTGTTGCACTATAGTTTGCACTACTTAAAGTGGACGAATAGTTTGTTGTATATTGACCAGTTCCATTATCTGTGATGCTGGAAACATTACCGTCACCCCGAATAGACACAGTACCAGAACCGTTGAAGTTTACCCAAGCCTTAGCCGTGTAAAACGTAGCACCACCAGCGGTAGCTTCTTCCAGTGTGTTTACCTTTAGTGTACTCATGTTAAACCACCGTCCATGTTTCGCCAGCGCCGACTGTTACAGTTACACCGCTATCAATCGTGATAGGGCCAGCCGACATTGCGTTCTTGCCGTTTGTAATTGTGTAGTTCGTTGTCACGTTCTGACCGTTCTCGTAGAAGATGTCATCTGAGCCGCCACCCGTTGCACCCGCTGCAATACCTGTAAGGGCAGAGCCATCACCTACGTAGGATGTAGCAGTCACTGTGCCAGTGAGGTTAATGCTACCACCATCAATCTTAACATTATCCTTGTCCTGATACGCCATCGTACCAAGGTCAGCATTTGTAGGCACCTGCTCAGGATTTGTTCCAGTAAGTTTAGCCATTATTCATCTCCTGCCCATTTGCGGTAAGGCGTAGCTGGTGCATCCACAGTCGGCAGTGCAGCCTCTTGTTCAGCCGTTAGTTCTTCACGAAGGTTTGCGTGGTAGCCATCAACAGCTTCCATCTCAGCATACTCCATGCCATCGCTGTCGGTCAGCATGGTGCCTGTGGCTGTGTACATGGTGCCGATGATGTCGAGCATGTTTGGTGTTTCCCAAGTGAACGTGCCAGTAGGCGACCAATCAGCCTCTGGGTCTAAATCCGATGGACGCTGATTGTCTGGGTCTGTGCTGTCGTAAATCTTCTTCACGACTTCAGCCGCCTCTAGTGCGTCCCACAGAGCCTGTTCAGATGTTGCCTTGAGGTAATACGTTTGCATGTCTTATTCCTCCACCATGGCCGACAGTTGCGTTAGTGTTAGCTTCTTAGGGTAAAAGGCGATCTTTTTGATCCAGTTCCTATCTTCGTCTGCATTGAGCAACATTCTGCTATAATCATTTGCAAGAAGAACACTGGTGTCTGTTCCTCCAGATCCGCCAGTTGCATGAGAAAATAAGCTAGTCGGATCAATTGCTAGAGCCTGCTTAAAACTATTGTACCCAGATATATTGTTATTGTCTGCTGTATCAGCGTAGCTTGATCCAAAGGTTGATAATGTTACATCTAGTTGCGGTGCAGAAGCATCTGTCACAACCCGCATTGTAAGTGAGTTGCTTAAAAGATTATCTATTTTTAACACTGCGGTAGTTGATGGGGAACGCAACATGTCCCAGCCCATGTTTATTTCACGGTAAATACTGAAAGCACCTGCGCTAAACCAAGACGTAAAGTTACTCCCAGTAATCTTAGCATCATCCACCGCCCTAGTCACCGTGCTGCCGCTTGTGGGGATATAGCTGGTGGGGAAGGAGGCTTCTTCGACTTGTGCGCCCCAGACGAATACGCCTGAGTAGCCATCGCCTGTGTAGAAGTTTGTAGCATTCCACAAGCCTACGTAAAAACTAGTATTTGTGTTTGATTTAGTTATAACTGCCGTGCATCTGTACCAACCATTGCCGATTTCTTCCATTGAACACACATGGCCGCCATCCTGTAATACAGTGCCATTATTCAAATCAAACGCAGCGTAGTCTTCTCCGTTCGCAGTCAAGAAAAGGTTTCTGCCAGACCCATCTGCTTTTGCGTGGACGGAAAAGGCGTAATTATCACCAGGTGTGACTGAACCCACGCTAGTGGCTAAAAGGTGTTGAGCGTTATCTGTGTCCTCTTGGATGTGGACGCCTGTTGTCGTGTTGTCGGGGGCAACAACATTTATAGTGCGACTAAGGTCGCCAGCGGCCCAGTTTGTGTCCAGCAAAGAATACGTCAGCAAATTCGTCCTAGCTCCCTCAATCAGCAGCCCCTTGCTTTCGCCTGTCACTGGATCGTGGTCAAAACGTGCCTCGCCAGATGCCGCCGTTTGCAGCACTGGTTGATACTTCACGATGGGGCTATCGGTTGTCGCTGTGTAGGCTGTGGCGGAACTGCGCTGTTCTACTTGAAAACCCCAAGCCCACACATATGATCCATCTGCGGTGTAAGTAGACGTTCCATCAGAAGGAACAAGGCGAACTTGTGGGTATGCTGGACTTAAATTGTAGGTTGCTTGCAATTCGCAGCGATACCAGCCACCGCCAACATCAGTTATAGACGAACCTGATACACCTACGCCAGAGGTTCCCACGGTTCCGTTTTGTATGTCAAACCAAACAGAAGCATTACTGCCAGTAAACCCAACAAGAACCCAGCCGTTGCCTCCGCCATACTTTATATAACAAGAAATAGAGTAGGTAGCAGATGTGCTTATAGTTAATGTATGAGCAGCATAATGTGAAGTCCCTACGCCACTATCAGTAATTCGGTCGGCTGTGGTTGTACCATCAGGGGCCGCTGTGTCGTTTGCTGTAATTGTAGTGCCATCTTTATACCAAACTGCATTATCAAAACCTTGACTTTGCTTCACCAAATTCTCTTCAGCCTTCGCAGTGGTCTTGCCATCGTAGTAAGTCGCAGTAGAGCCACGGGTGAACGTAATGCGTGGGTCCAGCGTCTTGCTGTTGGCAAAGTCTAGCAGAAGGCTAGGGCGAATGTCGGGCAGGTCTTCGTTATTCAGGATGCGCTTGTCATCGCTGATAACCTCTGTGCCGCTTACTTTAATAGCCATCTTCGGAGTCTCCTATTAGCTAATTAGTTATGTGATTGTTGCGTTGGAATTGACTGAACCGACAACATCCAAGTTGCCAGATGCGTCCAGCTTCATCTTGTTTGTGCCGCCTGTGGCGAAGTACAAAGAGCCGCCGCTTTCGGTGATGGTCCAGTTGCCGAAGTCTACTGAGCCGCTTAGGCCTACGTTGCCTGTTACATTGATACCATTGCTTTTCGTTGCCAGCTTTAAATCGCCAGTACAGAAAAGCTGGCATTCACCATTAGTGTAAAAACTTGCTGAAGTGCTACCGTTGCCAGCCAGCTTTATTTGAGAGCCGTTGGATGTAATCTGAAGAATACCAGTCCCCAAATCTTGTATTAAGCTGCTAGACCCATCGTGATAAATCTGCAAATCACTGCCAGCACCAAAAACTGCCTTGTCGTTGTCGCCGAAGGTGGCGTTGCCAGTGGTATTAATGCCAGCAAATGTAGGAGTATTACCTGTGCCAAGGCCAAGGTTAGTTCTGGCTGTGGCTGCGTTGGCTAGGTCTGACAGGTTGTTAGTGGCAAGCAAAGCACCTGACAGAGAAGCATAAGCTGCTACCCAAGAAGAACCCTCGTAAACCTTCATCACATCGTCAGACGTGTTGAAGTACAAAGCACCAGCAACCAGAGCATCACCATCGTTGTCTAGTGTTGGGTCACTTGCCTTTTGACCAAGATAACGATCATCAAACGAGTCCAAAGCAGCAAGGGCCGCATCCTTAGAGGCCTGTGCAGAAGAAGCAGAACTTGCTGCATTAGCTTCAGACGTAGCCGCATTGGTCTCACTGGTGGCTGCATTGGTTGCAGAGGTAGCTGCCTCAGTTGCCTTCGTAGAGGCCGTAGAAGCACTCGTAGAGGCGTTAGTCTCTGATGTGGCTGCGTTGGTAGCTGAAACAGCAGCATTGCTCTCAGAGGAGGCTGCAGCTGTCTGTGAGGCTAAAGCAGCCGTAGCTGAAGCAGCAGCATTGGATTCACTGGTAGCAGCATTAGTTTCTGAAGTGGATGCAGCTGAAGCACTAGTAGCTGCATTGGTCTCTGAGGTAGAAGCATTCGTTTCAGAAGTAGCCGCAGCAGTTGCACTGGTAGATGCGTTAGTTGCACTTGTTGCAGCATTTGTTTCTGATGTAGCAGCAGCTGTTTCACTTAGGCCAGCCGCAGTCTCACTAGCAGATGCGTTAGTTTCTGACAAAGCCGCAGCTGTCTCGGAAACAGAAGCAGCTGTTGCACTTGTCGAAGCATTCGTTTCACTTGTAGCAGCAGCTGTAGCCGACAAACCAGCAGCAG